AAAAATGCTATGGGTAATCTAGGCGATACAAACAGAACAACTATGATAGACGTTACTGCAGAGTACGCTGCCAAAGTTAATACAATTTTAATCGCTAATACAGATGGAACTAACGCATGTGATGTTACATTAGAAATTAGCAATGATAACGGAAGTACTTATTATCCAATAGCAAGTACAATTTCCGTTCCAGCAGATTCAACATTAAGTTTTTTAGATGCAACCGGACCTATATGGTTAGATGAAACAGATTTACTTGCTGTTACAGCAGGAACTGCTTCTGATTTATCCTGGAGTGTGTCTTACGAAGAAATGGCTGATTAATAAAGGAGGAGATTGACATATGCCTAGAATAATTAAAATGGCTAAAGGTGATTACACCTCAGCAACTATTACAGTTGATGGAGAAGGAAGAGTAGTTACAGCTGAATCTGGTTCTGGTGGTGGTGGTGCTAGTGCTATTAAAATAGCAACCAATGGTCCTGCTTCAGGAACTTGGACAGCTAACCCTGCAGCAAATATAGCTTATGCTTTCATCGGTGCCGGTGGCGGCGGTGGCGGCGGAACAGGTGCTGGTGCACAAGCTGCTTCTGGAACCGGCGGTTATGGCGGTTATGGATATTACACTGGTCCCGTATCAGGAGGCACTGGATATGCTTATAATGTCGGTGCTGCTGGAGCACGTGGACAGGGGTGGCCTGGCCCTAATGCTGGTTCAGCAGGTGGAAGTAGTACTTTAACAAATGTTGGAACTGCAAATGCAGGAAATGGCGGAAACTATATTAGACCTGGACACCAAACTGCAAGTCCTGGTAACCCTGGAAGTGCGCCCGGAGCTTCTTTTGATAGCTCTAATCCATCATCAACTATTTTTTATAGTTCCCCTGCTTCAATTTTCCCAGGTGCAGGAACAAACGCAGCTGGTCAAGGTCAAGCTGGTGGTACTGGTTATATGGTGGTCTATGATAACTCTGGAACTTAATCATGGCTAAATATATTCTTACTGTAAATTCTGGACAGCATTTTAAAAATGCTTGGGATGATGAACAAAAAGATTTTTGGGTTGCTCACGCTCAAGCAACAGCTATATCAATAAGTGATGCTAATTTTGAAAAAGTTATTAGAGGGTCTGCTTCTTTAGCCATTGTTGATGACTCACTAGTAGTTACAGATGTAACTTTAGGAGATAACACAGTTACTTTAGCTGATGTTAAAGATGGTTTATCAACATTAATTACTGACCTAAATTATCACATTAATAATAATGTAGGTAATCCTTCAAGCTTATCTACAGATTTAACAAATCTTCAAACCTTACAAACTGCAGTGAATAATGGTACTGCTGGTTTAACTTTTGATGGTAGTGGTAACATGGCTGCGTATGGATGGGTCGACGCATTATACAGAGGCGGCAACACGGTTGCCCCCGTCACTTTCATTTAATCTTTACATTTTCTTAATAATAAGTATATTACTTTCATTGAAAGTAATAAATGTTTGAAAATAAAATAATCTTCGAGACTTTTGATCCTATCTTTTCAGATAAATCAATAAGACCTGAACCCTCAGCAATAAATATACCAGAATGGTATAAAAAATTAAAAAATTATCACGGAGATCCTTCCTTATCCTTAAGAACTATTAAACTATGCATGCCTTTTTTAGATGCAATCTCCGCAGGATATGTTTTAAAAAATCAACAGGAAATTGTAGTTAATCAACAAGTTGTAAATCCTAATCATAAGGAAGAAGGGGAAAGTATGTGGTTGGGTATAAATCCAGAAGTAGAAACCTCTTTTATTCACAAAGATCTTCCCTTTCCTATGACAGGGGGCATTAGACACACTCATAATATCGACCAACTTGGAGGTAAAGAGGGAGGTTGTCCATACATTAAAAAAAACCATAATGAAGCTTTTCTTAAATTAATTAACCCATGGCTAATAAAAGTTCCCAAAGGATATAGTGTTCTTTTTTTACCGGTTATTAATAAACTAGATTCAAAATTTACACCTTTAGCTGGTATAGTAGATTGTGATACTTTTAACATGCCTGTTAATTTTCCTTGTGTAGTTCATCATAAAGGGACTTTTACAATTGAAAAAGGAGAGCCACTCGTTACAGCAATACCTTTTAAAAGAGAATCATGGAAAGCTATTTTTAAAAAAGGTGATGTAAAAAAATGGAATCAAGCCCAATGGAACTATACATCTTTTTTTCAAGGTCAATATAAAAGATTCTTTAGAAGAAAAAAATCATGGAAATAAAACTAAAAGATTTAATAATGACTGTAGATTCTTTTTTAACTCCTCACCAGGTGGGGGCCATTATTAGAACTTATAAAAAAAGAGAATTTTCTTCTTCGCGTGTTGTGGGAAAAGAGGGTCAACAGTTTGTTAATAAACAGGTTCGTAACGTGGCTGAACTTCCTATATTTCGAAATGAAAAATCAATGACGGATACACATTGGTGTAATTTTTTAATTGCCAAAATAAGGGGGTTGTCACAGAGGTATTTTAATTTTCATGGGTCGGATCGACCTGAAAAAATAGATGTTATAAATTTGTTACGTTATGAAAAAGGAGGTTATTACACACGACACACCGACGATGGTCCTGGTACCCCTAGAACCTTATCCGTTATTATTTTTTTAAATAATGATTACAAAGGAGGAGGTTTAGAATTTAGTTTTCATAATCAAAGTTTAAAAATTGAACCCGGTGCAGGAAAAGCTATTATTTGGCCAAGTAATTTTTTATTTCCGCATACAGTGCTCAAAGTTGAGGAGGGCATTAGATATGCTTTAGTGTCATGGCTAAGATAAATAAAAAATACCTATATATAAAAAACCTACTTACTAAAACTGAATTAAAAATAGCACACAAATATGCTATTATAAGACATAAAAGCAATATAAATGATTTTGATGAGACTCAAACCCTTCTCGGTGAAACCTGTTATTATTCGGATCCATTGATGGAATTACTTTTAGAAAAATTAATGCCTAGAGTTGAAAAAGAATTAGGACAGCCTCTATGGCCTACTTATTCTTTTTTAAGGGTTTATAATAAATTTTCTAAACTTGAAAAACATACAGACCGGGAGTCGTGTGAAATCAGTGTTAGTTGTACTTTAGGAAGAGATAAAGAATGGCCTTTATATGTTGGGAATAAAAAAATAGTTATCCATCCGGGAGATGGGCTTTTATATTATGGAGGTGAAGTGGAACATTGGAGAGAAGAATATGATGGGGATTATCAAGCACAAGTTTTCTTTCATTATGTTAAAAAAGATGGTAAATATGCTAATGAGAAATTTGATAGACGACAATATTTGGGGCTTTCCAAATGATCTTTAATAACATATCTGATACAGAAGTTCATATTGAATTTACAGATGAGGAAATTAAAATTTTAAGTAAACATAAAAGAATCATTTTAGAAGAAGAACATTTAAAAAATTTTATAAATGATCTAGGTAGAATAGTGAATCTTCTTCAAATAAAGTTATACAAAGGGGACCCAAAACTTGCCAACACACCAACGCTACGAAACACTCACATAAAAGTTAAATAATAAAGCGTTGAATTTAATCCCAATCTGATATACTACCTGATAAAACAGGTTTTTATATGCTACAAAAGATAGGATTTTTACCAGGATTCAATAAACAACTTACACCTACCGGAGCAGAAGGGCAATGGCAGGATGGGTATAATGTTAGGTTTAGGTATAATACTCCCGAAAAAATAGGAGGATGGTCTGAATTAGGAGATCAAGCTCTATGCGGTTCAGCTCGGGCTATTCATCATATGGTTAATAAAGAGGGTGTTAAATTTTCTGCCATAGGAACCAACAGAATTTTATATGTTTATACAGGAGGAATTTATTATGACATTCACCCCATTAAAACTGACTTTGGAGCTTTAACTAACAAACTAGCTTCTACGGATGGTTCCCCTATTCTTACAATTACTTTAAGTTCTACCTCTGGAATGACAGCAGGAGATATTTTATATCTTGAAGATGTTACACCTCCTACAGGGTCAGGTTATTCAGCTTCAGATTTTGATGATAAAACTTTTATGATAACAACTGTTGTTGATGCAACTTCAGTTACTATCACCATGGGTTCTGATGCAGATGCGACAGCCACTGATGGAGATCTTTCTGTTAAATTTTATTATCCCGTAGGACCTGCTGAACAGGTCGGAGTATATGGTTGGGGTGTTTCACAATGGGGTGGAACTGTAACAGCTCCTCAAACAACAACTTTAAATGGAGCAATCACAGATGCTGCAGCGACCACTGGAATTACTTTAACAAGTTCAACCGGGTTTACTGTTTCAAGCGGAACGAGCCAACTTAGAATTGGTACTGAAGATATAAGTTATACGGGAATAACTACTAACGTTTTAACTGGAGTTACTAGAGGAGTGAATGGAACCACAGCAGCGACTCATTCTGATGGAGCAACCATCACTAATATTACTGATTACAGTGGATGGGGTCAAATAGCTTCTTCAGGAGATAAGGTTGCAGAGCCTGGTCTATGGGCCTTAGATAATTATGCAAATAAACTTATAGCTTTAATTGTTAACAACGCATGTTTCGAATGGGATTCAGACGCAAACAATGCAGTTACTACAAGAGCAACCATTATTTCTGGAGCACCAACAGCGTCACGTGATATGTTGGTTTCAACTCCGGATAGACACTTAGTATTTTTTGGAACAGAGACCACGATTGGAGACAATGGCACACAAGATGATATGTTTATACGTTTCTCTTCTCAAGAGGATATAAATACTTACGCTCCTACTGCAACCAATAGTGCGGGTACACAGAGACTGGCTGCCGGATCACGGATCATGGGAGCTGAACTGGGTAGAGATGCAATTTATGTGTGGACCAATACTTCTTTATTTACGATGCGTTTCGTAGGCCAACCTTTTACATTTGCTTTCCAACAAGTGGGAACGAACTGTGGATTGATTGGAATGAATGCAGCTGTTGAAGTGGATGGTGCTGCGTACTGGATGTCAGAGAATGGTTTTTTTAGATATAGTGGTAAATTAGAATCAATGGTTTGTTTAGTAGAGGATTATGTTTTTGATGATATTAATACTACGTCTAACCAATTTATTTTTGCAGGTATTAATAACTTATTTGGAGAAGTTTTATGGTTCTATCCAACATCAGACTCTAATGTTAATAATAGATGTGTATTATATAATTATATGGACTCGTCTCCTAAACGACCTATTTGGACAACTAATTCTAGTTCTTTATTCCCGAGAACTACATGGCAAGATTCAGAAGTTTTTGGTTTGCCTCATGCCACAGCTTATGATGCAGGTACTGATACCTGTGAAACAGTAGGAAACACGGATGGAATTACAACTTACTATGAACACGAAACAGGAACTAATCAAATTAAAGGAGGAAGTACAACAGCTATTCCAGCAAGTATTACCTCAGGAGATTTTGATATTACTCAAGATCAAAGAGAAGGAGTTACCTTTAGAGGAGATGGAGAACATATTATGAGGGTTAGTAGATTTTTACCAGACTTTCTTTCTCAAAGTGGAAATACAATAGTTCAATTAGATTTAAGAAATTTCCCCAATCAAACCGCAGCGAGCTCTAGTTTAGGTCCTTTTACTATTACTTCAAGCACTAATTATCAATCGTGCAGGGCTCGAGGACGATCGGTTGCAGTAAAAATATCAAATACTGCAGTAGATTCTAATTGGAAAATGGGAACTTTTAGGTTAGATGTACATGCAGGAGGAAGAAGATAATGCCATTTAAATCAGAAGCACAAAGAAGATATCTATGGGCTAACGAACCAGAGATCGCAAGAGACTGGACGGATACTTATGGAAGTAAAATTCATGCAGCTGATGGTGGGATAATGAGATTAGGTTATATACATGGAGGGATTATACATCCTGATGGAAGAAGAGGATTTCCAGGAGGTGCAGGAACACCGGGAGGTTATGACGGTGGATCAGGATCAAGTTCAGGCAGTGGAAATCAAGGTGGACACCAAGGCGGTGGCGGCGGTGAAGGTGGCGCTGCTCAACAAGCAGCAGCTCAAAGAGCGCAAGCACAACTAGACGCACAGAGATTAAATGCTAAAAGAGCTTACACTGATACAAGTGATGACAGATTTCAAAATTATGCAACGAACCCTATAGACATTAATACTAATGTGGCCCCAGGAGAAAAAGGTGGACAGGGGTATGTCCCTCCACAACAAGAAAATTTTATACAACAAGGTATAGGTAAACTTCAAGACTTTTATACCCAATACGGAATGATTCCTAATATAATAAAATTTGGACAAAATCTTTTTAAGGGCTCTGGTTGGGATTCTTCTATGGGTCCAAGACTAGATATGGGCTATAATCCAAATAGAATTAATCCATTTCAACAACCAGATGTAGGTGGAGGAGATGGACAACAGCAACAACCCCCACCTTGGTGGTATGATGATGCTTACGCTCAGAATATATTAGAAGATGAATACGCTCAGAATATATTAGAAAATGAAGAATTAGATATAGATACATCCACAGGAGACATGGATGAATGGATTCAAAGATTTAGAGTAAAAGATCCTTATAGACAAGATCGAGGTGCCTTAGATGAACAAATTAGAGAATACGTTTCAAAATTATATACATAATGGCAAAAATAGTACAAAACATAACCAGAGCCTCTCAGGAATATGATGCTGAGATAGCACACTCTTTAACTAGAGATCTTGATGGTGTGATAGAGAAATTAAATAGTACTTTTCAAGAAGAATTAAAACAGGAGATAGAAGCTAGAAGTTTCTTTTTAGATTAATGGCA